ATTCCTTTAGCAAATTCTGCTGCAAGGTCTTTTAGTTTTTGTTCGTTCATCATGTTGCCTGACTCCGTTGTGAATATGAACATAGCAAATTCAGGCAATTACACAATTTAATTTACAGTCTCATTTTAAAATATTTCTTTCACCGCTCCCCTCAACAAAAACCTTGTCATGAAAGATAAGAATTAAAAAATATAAAATTACTAGTTTTAATGCTGAATATGCCAAATCAAAAACATTGAAAAACTGAATTATCCACAAACTATCAAGTAATCTTGTGAAGTAGTATCCTAATTTATAAGAAATACCTATCAATATAACTGTACTCGTTAAAGTAGCAATTTTTTCTGTTAAAGCAGCCTGTTTGAATTGATCAAGTATCAACATATAAATGTAAACCTAATTTACTTCTCTTATATAGTATACCTATAAAAGAATAAGCTCTTCATAAGAAAAGCTTATTAATAGTTTAAGTGATAAGATTTACGTCACTTAAGTTCTCCATGAGCTTCTAAATCCTTATCACTCATGAACATTCAAAAATTTTCCCATGTACACATTAGTTTTGATTCAGTTTTACATCTTGTCGATAGACAATCAAAATATCTACCTTTATCGAATCTGCCAATTACAAAATCAATATCTTTATCCACACTATCAATCTAGCCCTCACTAAAAACATGTGTTCCATCAGTTTCCATATTATTAGAAGATTTGAAATCAACATAAACTCGATCACCGATTTTATTTTTCATTGGCAAAACTCCACTTTCATTCCGTCAAACTCTTGATCAATTACCGACATTCCACGTGTAATAGCTGCTTGAGAAGGTAATTTTTTAAAATCAATTTCATTAACCTCATGACAGCTTTTACACATAAACTTGTTTTTCTTTTCAAGCTTTGACTTAATTACTCTTACCTCAGCTAACATTCTGTTATTACGCTCTGTAACTTGGTTAAGTTGTCTTAGGTATTTAGCTATCCAAAGAACAGGGTTTAATTTAGTGTTGCAGTCAATGCAACGTACTTCACTCTCTACTTCAGAAACTTGAATATTTTTATGATCACACTCAATTAATTCACGTTTTCGAGTGAACTTAATAATTTGCTGCTCTTCATCAATTTGTATTAACTGCTTTTCTTGAAAACGATTCATGCCGCAGCTCCCTTTTCATGACTTGATCGTTTTTGATATTTGCCCTTTGATAAATTCGGACGATAGATACTGTCATAACATCCCTTACAAGCTGAATCTGGACGATGTACAACTGATCCATCTTTACGCTTTGCTTTAACCATGAACCAAAACTCAGAATCAACGGGCCAATATTCTTGACAATGTTTACACAGCTTCTCTTTCCCTAGTTCTGTGAAGATATATCTAGGTTTTGCAGATTGCGCTTGAAGTTCTTTAGGAGCAACAGTCTCCGGACTTTTGGAAGTACTTTTCTCCATAGAGTTGCTTTGCAACATCGCAAAAATACTTCGCTGTTGACGCTGGCGTTGTCTTAGTCTTTTCATCATGCTGCATCCCCAAAACTAAGAGATTTACCATTTCCTATAATTTGATCAGCAATCCAAAGCTTGCGTAATTTTTCCTCAGCTACTCCACTGTTTACCCATTCAGCAACACTCAAGAATTCCTTATACGCGGATACACTTTTAAATTTTGAGGAAGTACTTATCTCTACCTCTATCAAATCAATCCCAAAACCATCAGGTATATTTTTGTTTTGATCTAATGCCATTAAGATCTCTGCATTTAATCCTTTCCAGCCTTTTCTACGTAAACCACCACCTATATCTACATAACAGTCTGCTTTTCCTTCTGAAAACTCAAAATAATTCATTTTCGGTGCGGTAAATGGCTGATTTATTATTAGTTGCCCTTCATATTGATCGGTTCTATCGGACATTGTGATAGTGAGTTCAACATTCCATTTCTCATACTCTTCTACATGTTCGAGAACTTGAACAATTGCTAAATCTTGGTAACCGTAAGCTGCTATACTGAAGTGATATGGTATTGTTAAGCGATTAGGGAAACGCTCAAGCAATGCTGCCTCTTCAATTTTCTTTGCTTCGATATAGTCCCGTACATCTTTTGAAACGAACCTCATGCTGAACTCATATTCTTGAGCAGCTTCTCTACGCAATTCTGCCTGTCTCTGATTAGCTTGAACTTGCGCTGGTGTTAACTTGTTTGGATTGTATTTTTTTGAGCGTTTTTTTCTGGTTGCTTTAGATTTCATTTGCACACTCCCCCTTTAGCTCTTAACTTTTCAGCTACTAAACGATCAGCAACACGCTTAACTCGATTCCAAACAAAGTTGTGATCAATTTCAGAACGACCTTGATAAATACGTTCAAGTTGAAATGCAGTAACGGAATAATCCACTTCTAAAGCCAGTAAATCCCAATCTTCATTAAAAGCTGTAGCGTAGGGGGTCAATTGGCTTTTCTGTGCCAAAATACGCAATTGACGAGCATCTGGACCACGTTTTACCAATGGTTTTGGCTTGGATTTAATTAAACCGGTAGAGAGTGCCCAATCAACACAAGCTTCACAACGACAACATAAACGCTTATACATCGGTCCGGTACCGTGAGGCATATTTAGATCACGCCCTATAGACTCAACTTGTCGAATTTTATTACCTGGATGTTTCAGCCATTTCTTAACAGCTTTTTCTAATGCTCTACGCTCCTCAGATTTAGCTGCTACGTTTGAGTAAGCAACTAATGCGTATTCAGATTTTTTCATATCAACAAATGCGTTCATTGTGCTTTACCTCCACCTATACGAGCGTCATCCCAATCACATTCCACAATATCTAAGCCATCATGTTGAAACCGTGACCATAGTCGGTCCCCAAGATCCTCTCGGACCTCAGAAAGACTTAGGTTAGAAATCACTACTGTTGGCTTCATCTCGTCATAACGAGTAAGTAGAACCTTATGAACACTCTCAAGCAGTTGAGGACGTTTTTCAGCACGGTCATGTAAGCCGTATTCGTCAATAATTAATAAATCTTTGCCCACATAACGTTTTAGCGCTTCATCTTCGCTATCACCGCTACGGCGATACGCACCCGCGATATCTTCAGCTAGGTCTGCAGACGTAATGTATATAGCCTCCCAGTTTTTAATGATGATATTTTTCAGAATAGATGAACCTAGATGGGTTTTACCTGTTCCAGTACGACCAACTAGGAGTAAATTTCTAAAAACACCTGCATTGAAATCCATAGTGAATTTTTCACAAGTTTTACGTGCTTTGTCTTGCCCTTTGTGAGTTACAGCATAGTTACTAAAACCGCTATTTACATGTCTTTTAGGAATACCAGCACGAGCCATTTTCAAATTTAAAATACGATTGTTCTTATCGCTTTCATATTTTTCATTTGACTGCTTCATGATTTTTTCAACACATGACTGACAAACGATTCGACCATGTACATTGATCATTTGTTCTTTGTGGATCTTACAGATCTGGTTTGTATGGGAAATTTTATATTCCAATTTTTGAGGCACTGCGTTCATATCAATTCACCCTTCACAGCTGTGTGAGCAACTGGTTCATACTGTTTTGCATCACCCCAAGCACTGTTTACGTCTCTTGCTGGTGCAGTTTTCATTGGTGAGTTTTGTTTTTTAGGTCTTATCGACTTTGTGAATTCCTGAATTAACCAAGTTGCAAACTTTCGAGTTCGTTGGTTTTCCGTGAGATCAATTTTGTTTTCCCAGTGAGCATTGAAGTTGCCAAGATGAAATTCATAATTTGGCATTTTTAAAACCTGCTCTGCTTGTGCACCCACTTGTGAAGTCCTAAGAACATTCAGCAATAGTTCACGATTTGGTTTCCAAGACTCCTCGGCCGCTGAAAAATTTTCAACCGCGTTTTGTGTGTGAGTATTTTCTTGTTCCTGCTCCTGCTCCTGCTCCTGTTCCTGTTCCTGGCTTCGAAGGGGCTTTGAAGGGGCTTGTAAGGGGCTATCTATTTTGGCGTTTTCGCCACGCTTTTGAGTCATACAAAATGCTTGTGCATATTTATCGAAAAAGCTTGATAAATAAGGGCTTGACGGCAATGAGTCATACTCTTTTTGCACGTTCTTACAGCGGTTATCGGCTGGCTTTAATGACTCAGCTACTTGAAAACGTGCCATCTCGTGCACCCAGACTGTCTCCGTGGCTTCGTCATAGCTACAAAACCCCGCTTCACAGGCTCTTTGAAGCCCCTTAGAAGCCCCTTCAAAGCCCAAGCCAGTTTCATGAGCAATATATAGAAGGGGTATGTAATACAAGCCAAGCATGTTCGCGTGAGGGCTTGTCATTAAATACATAGCGACAATTAAGCCTTCAGGTGTTTGACGAAGTTTTTTTCCCGTAGTTCCCGTCCAGAAATGTGGTGAGACTTTCCCATAGTCACGCATGGTTATTTATCTCCTTTGAAGGGGGTTCGAAGGGGCTTTGAAGTGGTGATAATAATCATTACTTACCCCTTTCAAGCTTCACTAATCCGCGCATTTCCAACTGACGAATAATTCTTGGAGGAATAAATTCGTTGTTGATTTTGTAGCGAATGCGCGACTTTTCTTTCACCTGAATTAGTTTGTGCCCATCTTCCATGAGACGGCGAACTGCTATAGCCTGCCCCCCCCATATGAGTTAATTCTTCAAGTTGATAAAATCTTTCCTGAGCCTCAATTGCGGCATTCATAACTGAAAGCGGCATGGCTGCTAATTCTTTAGCCGAATAGATCTTTACTGGTTGTTCCAGGGGAATTACCACCTCTAGCGGTGTGGTGGAAACGGAAATATCCTGTTTTCTTCTTGCTGCATATCTCACTTTTCACCATCCTTTGGCTTAACATAGCCTCCAAAAGAATCAACCAAACACGCTTTGGTTAAGCTGGTTACAATCTGCTGTGCCAACCACTGCGTTATGCGAAATTGACGAGCCATGGCTTCTGAAAACTCAACCTTCGTAACCGCAGCATTATTTTCGTCATAACCTTTGTTACGTAAATTTTGCTTTTTCACCTCAAATAGGTGACCAAGCACTCGCAATGCAGGTTCATAAAAAGATTGGATTTCACTTTGATGAAGAGAATCTTTGATTTGCTGTGTAAAGCTGCTCATGACACCTCCGCTAATGCTTGCTCAGCTTTTGTTAGGCGGCGTTTAGCGTTGAGCTCTGCTACTGTTGCTGTACGGATTTCTTTTGATGAAACCAGAATCAAATGATTCTCCGATTTGATAGTCCACAACCTAGTCAAAGTTTTATTTTTAACTTCAAACAAATCATTTGATTTAAAACTACGGCACTCTTTAGTAAGTACCACTACATCACCCACTAAAAACTCTTGTAAGTTGTGTTTGGACGTTTGATTTGATAAATTAGTTTGCATATTCATGGGTTCCTAAATTTGTGAATTAAGAAGCCTGATCTTGACCATCAGGCTTTTTTATTGCGTTCTCTCCGAACGGATTGTTTTCTTTGTTCATATAAATCAAAACGTTCTCTGGGTATTCCAGATACCTGTGACATAAGATTCTTGTCATCTTCACAACGCTTCATATCCAGAATGGCTAACCATCTTAAATACTGGCTGTTAGACCAGCCTCGTTCATATGCTTCCCTTGCCACATGCTCAGCTACAGGCTCAGATAAATGTGTCGGCATGCACACCGTCTTTTTTGCACTTGGCTTTTGTTTGGTCATGGTTGTTCCTAAACTGATATTTGTTCATGAGGTCAGTTATGCTATAGACGACTCTGGCTTAGCATTCTCAAGTAGCCATTCAGCCGTAAACTTTCCACCGCTATTAATTGCAAGTATCTGGGCATATTTGGTTTCGCCCGTATATTCAGTTCTTGGTAATACCCCTCGTTTTTCCATCTTGCTCATGGCCATGTATGTACGGTTTAGTAACGCTGCTGCTTTAGATCGACCACCAACAGCATCAAAAGCATATTTAATGGGATTCAAAGTTAAATCTCCCTTTTAATTGATTTCACCAAAATTAAATCATAGGTTTAATTTTAATACAATCCATGATTGCTTCTATTTTTTTAAATTTCCAATAGAATTTTAAACCAAAGGTTTATTTTATTAATGATTATGGAATCTATAGCTGAACGCATCCAAGCAGCACTTGATTATGCAAATCTAAAATGGTCAGCAGCATCTCTCAAATTGGGACTATCAGCTCAAGCTGCATCTAACTGGAAAAAGGGGAAAATTGGTAAGGAAACCCTGAAAGAGCTAGCGGCTTTAACTGGAGTAAGTGCCGGATGGTTGCTAGATGGTTCTGGATCAATGATCGAGTTGGCTGACAATCCTGAGAATGCTGATGCATATAGGCCAGTTATGGCATGGGAAGCACCGGATGACCTCGATCCTAATTCTTTTATGATTATTCCGCATGTAGACGTCAAGTTTTCCGCAGGTAATGGCCGACTGGTTGAATTTGAGCCAACAACCAGGATGACGGGATGCGCACAACGCATGGAGTGGTTTCATAAGAAAAAAGTTTCACCTAAAAATCTTGTAGAAGTGGATGTTGATGGTGACAGTATGGAACCAAGGATACCAAGCGGCAGCGTTGTAATTATCGACAAGTCTGTTAATAGACTAGAGCAAGTTCAGAACAGAAAGGTGTATGCAATCAGGTATGGTGATGAACTAAAAATCAAAAGATTATCTCGTAGATATGACGGAGCCTTGATTATTGATAGTGATAATCCTAGCTATGAAAGAGAGATCGTTGAGCCGCAAGACTTGGAGCATATTGGCATCATTGGTAAATATGTTTCTCATTCTTATGATGGTGAAATTTAGGCGAGCTAAGTAATTAATTTTTAAAGAAAAGAGGGTATTATGATCGCAACACTTAATAAATCCAAAACTGCGCTAACGATTAATCGCCAAGAGTTCAAATTAGCATTAGGTAAAATTGGCGAAGGTATTGAAAAACAAATAGCCTCACTTAAAAAAGCCAAGCAAAGTTATGACGCTACTGAAATGGCATGTGAGGTCATTAATGAAGCAAATATCTTTGAGGCTATAATCGAAGGATTTAATGAAGCTGAAGGTACTAATTTAAAACTATCAGATATAAGTAATTTGGAGCAAGCGCAAGGCTGGGTTGATGATTTTCTAGAAAAGTACAGCACTTGAAAAGGTAAATAAGAAGAAGTTGATGAGGTAAGATTCGTAATGAATAAAAAATATATGCCACCAGAACTTTACGAATACAGGCATCTAACAAGCACTGAACAAATGGCAATTCATCAGATGCTTATTTCTTATGTTCGTGAAGATCACCGCTTCAATATCATCATGATGGGGGCTGCGGAGCCTTACAACTTAGTAAAGATAATCAGTGTGAATTTTGAAAATGAAGCTGCAGGTATATGGATTCACTTCGAAACTATTGTTGGTGAAAAGCTGGCCTTACCTATTGATTTCATTTCAAGAATTGAGTTTTCAGGGCAGCAGGAAATTTAATAAAAAAGATTAGTTTAAGGTTGGAGGAATATTAGGAAATGAAGTGGAATCCACAATATGCAAAAAATTGAAGTTAACTCCCGTAATATCAGCCATGTTCTTTATCAACACTTCTTGTTGACGGTAGTGCTTAGAACAGGTGAAAGGTTTATTTACAGACTTCTTGAAGCAACCACATTCAAAGAGTTTGTTGATTCAGAAGATAAAGATAAATTTTATAGAAGTCATATTGAGGCTAATAAAGAATTTAAGCGGATTCAGCTTTTTGTTTAATTGAAACAGTGAACCCGATATGACTATTTAAGGTTATGTCACCTTTTTTTTATAAATAAATTATGAACAAAATATGTTTCAAAAAATCATAGAAAATATCAAAGCATGGTACAAGGGCGATCCCGGTGATATGAGATGGGACCCACGTACCGATACTTATGTAGGCACAAGAAAACCAAGTAAGCATTGGGCTGCAAATTTATTATCTCATCTCGCTGATTTTTTCTTCTTGATAGCTAAATCAATTAAAAAACACCCCAGCACCTTCATAACTCAGCTTTTAGCATTCATTGCTATCCTTGTTTCGTGTTTTTCTATTTATCTTCAATATTATGTAGATGATGATGAGTACAAACGCTGCACCATAGCACATACCAATAATCAAGAGATTACATTGAAATGTAAGAAATGACATTGCTAAAACAATAAGGCTCATTGCCATTGTTAAATAATTAATTTCATTTTTCATAAATTTACCTGTCGTGACCCGAAACGATCCTTTAAAACATATCGGGAGGAGAGAAAATGCTTGAACTTACTGTAATTGATGTTTCTAGTGACAAACCCGAACCTTTATATGCAAGACAATTTACGACACACCCTCGTATTGGTGAATGGATCGATATAAATATTGATGAAGAAAGTACAATGTTTGAGGTTGTTAAGGTTGCTCACTCAACAAATGGTGGCGACTCTGATTTGTACGTAAAGCGTCTAGGGTTAGCCTTTGAAGTTGTTCTGGATCTGTGCAATAAAAATGATTAGCAATGTTTTGGTAATCACCATTTAATTGACTTGGGTTAGTAATGATTACCCCTATAAATTGATGTCCAGTAATTGATGAGTTGCTTTCAATCTGTAAAAGCTCCCCTTTTTTTGTAATAGCAATCATCTCAACAAACTCCATCTAACCCACCACCACGGTGGGTTTTCTTTTGTCTATTAAATCTAAAATTTAAAATAAATTCAATCTTAGGTTTAAATATCTATTGCATCAAAATTAAATCTAAGGTTTAATAATTTTCACCAGATAACAAAAAAGCACACCGCCCCTCCCCAGGTCCGATGTGCTTTGCTATATGCGAGATCAATTATGAACGTAAAAGCTCCTCCTTTCAACTCATTTGCATTTGTCAGCATGGCTGCTCTTGCAATCTCTGGTGGTTCTTTAGTTGCTTGCCAATTGCAGCCAGCTTTCCAAGCAAAAGAAGCCCCTTCTCTATTTACCCCTAAGACTCAACCAAGTACTTACGGTGTGTTAACCGCGAAAATCACAGGTAAACATTCTGGCGTTGCTGTAATTAAATTAGATAGCTTCCGTTTAAACGTTAGCTTTGATTTTGAAGCTCATCCAGACAGTT